TCCTTAGCTGGTTCTTCCCTTACCGGCTGTGGGGTTAGTATATCGTCAAACTCGATATCTATAGGTTGTATTTGATCTTGGTTATTTTCCATTATTACAAAATTAATAGGGATATTCTTTTATACCTATATCTTTTAAATTTTAAAGGTGATATTAATATTATAGCATTTACTATGCATTTCTTGCTCTTTCAGCCATTTGATCTGCTAGTTGATCCATATAAGCTTTATTAGAGATTGTATAATACGAGTTACAATTTTTACATTTCATTTGAGCCTTTTTTATACCTGTAGCTGTAACTCTTGTTTTAGTATGGTATGCATCTTCAGAAGTACATTTAGGGCATTCGTATTTCTCACCCCCAAGTACTACAGATACATTTGTATTATGTGAAATATAAGGTTGGATATGGTGAAAGACCTCTTCTAGTTTTTGTACATCTACTTCACAATATTTCACCATTTTCTTTAAAGCTTTGTAATAGCTTTTAGGTAAATCTACTTTATAACCTAAGTGTTTTGGGATTAATGGTAGACATATACGATTCCAATCTTCGTACTCCATAGGAGTCTTACCTTCCCCGGTTAAACGCTTGGCCATAAACTCTAATGCGTTAGAATCCATTTTAAAATGAGACCTTGCCTTCTTCAGAGTATCTAAACTTTTAAATCTTGGTGGACAAGGTATGCTATGATACAAACATCTAGTCCTTATAATCTTTTCATCAAAGTTATCTCCATTATGAGCTATTACTTCATCGGCTTCTAGAGCTATCTTCATAAACTCTGTAAGGAGGTCTTTATCACACCCTTCGTCCCACTGTAAACTGTAAGTTTTCTTTTGCCCCTCCCACTTATAAGATATGCAGATTATAGCTGACTCTATAAGAACATCTGAATGTTTTATCACAGCTTTCCAGGAGGGTCTCCAAAATTTACCTATTTCAAAACTTGTTTCTATATCATAAAATAATCTTTTGAATCCACTAGGAGGGAGTTTAAATTCCATGTTTAGAAAGGATATATTAGTAACTGATTGATCTACTGATTGTTACAAATATAAGATATTATTCCCAAGTTCCTCCTGCTCCTCTTGGAGGTACTCTTAGAGGATAAGGTTTATAAGGTAATTTTACTTGATTACTATTTCTTTGTCGTTCCACCCAAGGCTCTAAGAAAGTTTCAGAAAAGGCTTCGTTTCTTTTTACGATAGGTCTATTATTCTTATCGTATCTTAAATACTGCTCTCTAGCAGTTGTAGTATCCCCTGTAAGTACTGCCTCTGTAAATTTTGGAAACTTACTTAGTTTACCTAAATTGTAAGGGTAGTCTGCAAGCATATACTTGGTATGTGAATCAAGATCTTTAAAAGACTTATTAGGATTAGAGGAATAGGGACTTTTTTTGTTTTCATCTACATAGATACCTGCAAGTCTTACAGCGTTATCCATATCTTTTTCTAAAAAATTTCTAGCCTGCTCCTCATCAATACCTTTGGTGTATCCTTTTGCGTCAGGTCCATAATGCCCATAACCTACAGTGTAATGCTCTTCACTAGGCATTTTATAAGGGTAATATCTATCACCTTCATACTGCTTATAGTATCCTCCACCAGGCTTAGGAGTGTCAGATCTTTTACGGCTTATATAATCACGACCTGCTTCCTGCTCCATTAGATAGGATTTAAATCTATCTCTAGCTCTACCCTCTGCAGTTCCTCTTGTTTGAAACTGGGGAACGTATCCTCCTTTTTGATAAGGCATACCCTGAACTCCTTGGGTTGTCTTTGCTGTAGAACCTCTTTTGGATTTCTCTGGCAAACCTCCCCAACTCTTTATCAGATCATACTCTGATCTGACATCGGGATTGTTGTAGTTGCCTGTTGCCTTTGCCTTTCTACCAAGGATCACCTCTGTTGTAGGCTTTTTATAGTAAAATCCTCGAACTGCCCCTTCCGGGTATACATGTCTTTTAGCAAGGGTTGGATTCTCTTTATTCAGCTTTTTAAGCCTGTCTACTCTTGCGAGGACATCGTATTTTTCATATAATTCAGCTTCTCGATCAATATTTACGTTATAAATACCATTGTTGAAAAATTCATTAGCATAATTATGCAAAGTCAAACTATCAGTATAAGCCTGTTCTCTCCTCTTGAACTCTTCAGGATCAAAGATCACTTCAGGTTCTTTCTCTCCTCCAGTTTGGAATTGGGGAACGTAGCCGCCATTTTTATATCTATGTACGCCTCCATCTTGGTGTTTAGAATTTTGGTTCTGCGCATCCCATACTTTTTGACCATACCTTTTGATAAAAGCTTTTTCAGTTTCTCCACTTGTCTGATATCTATGCCTCTTCATAAAATCTTAGTATTTCATGTACCTATGTGCAGCTCCAATACCTGCTCCTGCAAAACCACCTTGAACCTCCCTTTTAAAAGCATCTCCTTTATACCTTGACATAGCTGGAGCTTCTCCTGCATGTTGCACAAACCCCATATTTGGATCAAGTGATACTGGTGCACTTATAGTTCCTCGATTCTGCTGTGTAGGATATGCTCTACCAAACTCATCTATACTGTTTAAGTAATTAGCTCTTTCTACTTCATATGGTAAGACCATATTTGTAGCAGTATTATCTTGTTTAGCTCCTTTTGTTTGATATTTCACAGGGCCTGCCATCTGATAATATCTATGTCGTCTTTTTTTCATTTGTATCTGTTTTTTTTATACCTCTCAATTTTTTGAGATAAGGAAAGGTCTTTAGATGCGTTTTTAACTTGTCCGCCAAAGCGGTATTCTGTTGGGTTCTCAATAACTGTATCAACCTCTTCCCCCATAGGTAGATTGTCGACCCCGGGCTCAACACCCCTATAAGACTGAACAAGATCACCAGAGTTATCATACCCGTTTATATCTATAGGGTAATCCATACCCATTGTATTAAAATTCTGTCCTCCTGCGTTAGGAAAAGCCATAGGTCTTGGTGGACCTTGAGTTAAACCCATTTGTTGCTGCTGAGGTGTAGATGCTACATCCATTTCAGGCTGAGGTGTTGACTGAATAGCTTCCATTTCTGATTGAGCTATAAGTTCAGTTAAACTTCCTTTATAGTCCTCAAGGTAAGCATTCTTCATTATCTCTATAGGAGAACTCATTTCTTAGGCTTATTATTAGCTGCTTTACGAGATATATCCTCTTTAGCTCTGTTAGTTCTTTCTGATTCTGCTACCTGTCTTTCTTTAATGTCATTAGCTCTTACCTGTTGAGAGGTATCTTGAACTGGTGGAGGTACAGGTTCTGGATGAGATATTTTAGCTACATCAATTTTATTCTTTCGATCTAGCTCTTTATTAATATTCTCCATATTTGACTCTTTCTCTTTAAACTCAAGTTCTGCAGCTCTAGCTTCTTGTTCAGCCTGGCCTTGAGCAGCTTCAAGTTCTTGCATCTTAGCTTCAGCTTCTTTGATCTTATCCTTCATCATAACGAAGTTTTCAGAATCAACTATATCTGCCACTGTACTTGCAGGAGTACCATTTTGTACCATACCCATACCAAACTCTCTCATTAGAGCTAGTTTTTCAAGTTCTTTAGTTGCATCTGATACAAAGATTCCTAGATCAGATTCAAGGTAAGGGAGTGGGTCTATGGCAAAAAACTCAACCGTACCATCAGGCATAACATACTGAGTTTCTTTACCGTTTACCCATGCCTCTTTAGAATAATCTAAAAGAGCTTGTAAGTCCCTTTGTTCTATCCCTGCAAACTTCCTGTAAAGGTCCTCTGTAGTATGTGCACTCTGTACAATAGCCTGCTGACTTGTAGCCTTACCATCATACTGTGTCATCCCACCCATCCTTTGACGGTTTACACCAGATACTCTCTCCCATTCCATTTGAATAGAATTAAGTAAGTCAACATAAGTCCCCATAGTCTTCATAGACAGATCGAGAACAGATTGATGCTGAGGGCTTAGTTTAACACCCTCTTTATTGTAGTCTATCCAGGCTATGCCGGTTCCTTCTACATAGTACTTGAATTTATCCATATCCCATTTCTTAGGGATGAGATTAATGTCAAGTTGAGCTATAATATCTTTAGATCGTGCTATAGCTAACTCAAGTCTGTACTTATAGGTGTTATAATTAAGTTGGTAGGGTATTCCCAGCATAACCAACGATATATTATTGGAGTTGACATCTGAGTACTTTCTACCGTTAATGGGTAGTTTATTCTTTGAAGGATTGTTTATAGACATCCTTTGATTATCGAAAGGACGCATATTGATATACATATCCTCCTCTATACAAATTCCTTGGTACACAAGGTTGTGCCACTCCCAAGTTATCTTAGCCCCAAACTCTTTAAGTTCTTTTGGGATTCGGAAGCCGTCTTCGACCTCTATCATTTCCATAGCTCCAGTCTCAGGATCAAAGAAGGACATAAATCCTGTTCTTTGCATAGACTGCCAGTAAAGTATTCTCACTCGTACAAGTCTATCTCGTAATTCCTCTTGACGATTTCTAAATGTAGAGTCATAAGCAAAACTTCCAGATCCTGAACTTTGAAATACTTCATCAATCTGTTCAGGGGTAAGATCCCTCCCCCACTTCTCTACTACAGATGATGGGTGCATATATTTAGTGACCATAGCCCAATCACCATCCTCTACATAGTCAAGGTCAGGGTCAAGATCATAGTCTACATCTAAAGGGTTAAGAATATCATAAAAAACATTTTCGTTTCTAACTCCTCTCTCTGTGTAGCACTCTCCAGCTACTAGAAAGTGAAACCATGCCTTTTGTAACTTCTCATGTACATGACAATCTTGAAGGATATAATTCATTCCCTTCTGACCTAAGATTGCTCTTGTATCAGTGTAACTCCTCTCGAACATTCTTGCTAGTTCTTCTGGGAGTTGTGGCTGCTCTTGACTAGGAACACCTGTTTCCATGCCCATAGCATTCATCTCATTCACAAAGGCTTGCTTCATAGATTCTAAAACAGCCCCTTTCTTTTCTTCCTCCATACGGGAAACGGAGTCCGAATTTTGCACGGTTACAGAGTAATTAAATGGACGCTTCGCCTTCTCCCCCAGAAGTAGGTCAATGATCGGTTTGATCAGGGGATAGTTGCGCATTTTTGAAGGGAAGTTCTTACGGGTTTTACCGTAAGGCTGCACAACATAGCGATAGTCGTCATCGTAGATAACTCCGTTATAGTAATCGTACAATTTCCGGAGCTCCTCTTTCCTGTTTGTTATTCCATCTTCAGCTAAAGAAAAAAATGCCTCCATCGTGTCGATGGCCCATTGTTTAGTCTTTCTAGCCTGTGGTATTCTTTGATTTGGGATCTCGCTGTACATTCTTACAAAGTTACTTTTTACGCATGACGACTCATATTATCTATCTATTTTCCCCTGTCTTTTATAATAAGACATTATTGATACTGATTATCAAACCATTCATCTACGGATCTATAACCTAATACCTCGGATACCTCTGCGTTATAAAGTTCCTGTGTATGGTACATTCCTATCATAAGAGACATAACTCGGTCAAAGTTGCCTTTATGATTGAACTTGATCAGTTCT